CAATCTTTTCCCCAGTACCAAAAGTTAAGCCTACGTCAGCAGGTATAACAATGTCTGAAGTAGCGGTTAAGTTAATTTTAGCTCCTGAGGTTATTGTTAAATCAGTGTTATCACCTTCAATCTTTTCCCCAGTACCAAAGGTTAAGCCTACGTCAGCAGGTATAACAATGTCTGCTACAGCGGTAAGATTAATATTATTACCCGCAATAGTTAAGTCTGTGCCGTCACCTTCTATTTTTTCACCGTCATTACCAAAAGTTAACCCTACACCTGACGGGATGTTAACGTCTGCGGTTGCGGTAAGATTGATGTCTGCTCCAGAGGTTACTGTTAGATCAGTGTTATTACCTTCTATCTTCTCGCCAGTTCCAAAAGTAATGCCCACATCCGCAGGTACAACTATGTCTGAAGTAGCGGTTAAGTTAATTTTAGCCCCTGATGTTATAGTTAAATCAGTGCTGTCACCTTCTATCTTCTCGCCAGTACCAAAGGTTAAGCCTATGTTTGCAGGTATTACCACATCTGTTCCTGCAGTGAGATTTATGGCTCCATCAGAAGCAATATCTAATGTAGCGTCAGCACTTGAGCTAATTGAAATAGCGGAGTCTCTGAACTGTAGTGTCGGCGCACCACCCCCTGTTTCAGTAATGCGTAGCCCTATATCATGAATGTGTGTAAGTTGAATTTCGCTATTAGCCCCGAAATTAACTATAGCGCCGTCTGACTGCAAACTTACATCATCATCCACAAACAAGTCAGGTATAGCTAAGTCTTGCATAAGGTCAAAAATTGCCCCCGCCGACCCTGCCCCGTCAGCACCAATAACTTTAACTTGACCTGCAAGTATAGCGACGTTTGCGCCAGAACCCTGTGAGAATGTTAATGTATAACTTGTTGTGTTTTCAATCATCCATACTTTAGACAACGTGTTAGGTGCGAGCGTTACTGTACAAGCTTGTCCACCGCCTGTGCATTTTAAGTAGAAACAACGCGCTTCATCGGCTGCGCCATCTGCCATTGTAATCGTATGCGTTGAAGCGTTTGCTATGGCCTCACCCGTAGCGCTGTAACTAAGCGCGTTAGCAATAAGTTCTAGGTTTACGTTAGTCGCTGTGCCCCAAGTACCTGATCGTTCACCAGTTCCAATTTCTTCAAGTCGAAGGTCATTTTCAAATGTACTCATTTTAGTCTACCTTTATCCAATACGAATTATAGCGGTCGTAGCCCCTGATGTGGGGAATGTTATTGTAAATGCGCTATCACTTGACGTTTTCTCCGAACCAAAATCTAGTATTGCAACTGCGGGAGTTGTGCCGCCAGCTTTATATATCAACGCCCCACGCGCTGTAATTGAAGAACTCGTCCATGATGAATCTGAAAAATCTAAATATGCTACTGTTCCACTTGTAGCTGTATCGCTCGTTGGGTTTGTAGCTATTGTTAATGTATTACCACCAGCGGTATATCCTGTACCTGACGCTTCATCAGTTACGCTATAGACAGTTGTATCTGCGGTAAGAGTTGCGTCTGATGTGTACAATGCAATCTTGAAAGCTTGAGACGTATCTGAACTAAAGTCCATCTCCCCGTTTAACAAGGCGACTTTAAAAGAAGTACACATATAATTTCCAGTAAAAGCCATTACGTTACAGCCTGCCTTGGTTGCCCAGAACGATAAACATCTTGTCGTAATTTACCATCCCCAAAATTCTTTAGCAAAACGATAGATTGTAAATATAATTTTTCGTAGTTAGCAATTACATCGGCTTCACCTTTTTGAAACCGTATAGCTTCAACCAAAGCGCCATTAAGTAAAGCTGCACTAGCGTTATCGCCTAACCAAGAGGTGCTACCGCTTACAATAGACGTAGGGTACGCTCCGTATATATGTTCAAGCACGTAGTTTGCATCGGGTGTAGGCACTAACTGAATCTGTGTTTCGCTGTACTGAGCGTAAAACTTAGGTACACCGTGGTGAGCGCTAGTATTGATAGGGTACGCCTCATGTAAAAAGTTAACGTCTTTGTTTAACAAAAATGTGTGTGTGCTACTGTTTACGATAGCTATACTGTATGTGTACAAATAATCGGTGGGTAATGTGTAGAGTTTGTTTGTACCCGACAAAGGCCCGTCATCTAATTTACGCAAAGCAGGTATATCTACTGCTAATAATATTTTTTCTTCTGCTTGTTGCGTAAACATGGCAAGCTGGTCAGCAGTGAAAGTTGTTTCACATATGTCGGCAATATTCGTTTTAAGTGAAGCGTAGTTCATATCTTAACCCATTGGCCCTCTTGAGTAAAAACCTTTAGTCGCAGCGCCTGCACCGCGCATTTTAATTTTTCCGCCTTTAGATCCACCTTTGGTACTTAGTTTTCCACCTTTAGCGTAACCTTTTTTCATTGTTTTACCGCCTTTAGCGTAGCCTTTTTTCTTCATCATAATTGCACCTCTATGTGGTTGTTACAGTTACATCACCTATGGCTCCAATTGCTTCTAGGTTATTAGTAGTCAAATCATAAATATTCTTCCCATGACCCACAGGGTTCCATCCCCATTGTATATTTCTACTGCTATCGCGCCCTGCAAAATCGGGGCGTGGATTACGTATTGCTTGTGGATCATGTACAGGAAGTTCACCCAATTTATTCTGTGGGTGGTCTGGACCCCAACACTCATGGCACGCTTTTATGTTAGTATCATTACCTTTTTTGAATATATTGCGCAACTCTTTTAATTTATATTGGAATCCACAAATATCACACTCTGCTATAGCTTTGTTATTTGAAGCAAACGCTCTAGCCATATTATATACTACCTATACGCGGCACAAAGATAGCCGAAGTTTTTTCTCTGTCTTCACTTGCGGCCCTATCAAATTCTTCTTCATACGCTGCTTTTAACATCTGTACTCTATCAACAAGTTCAGGAACTTTCATAGCAATATGGTATGCCAGACCTGCTACAAGACACGGTAAAAATCTAAATGTCATATCCGCTGTTTCTACACCACTACCCGCGTCTTCTACTCGCCGTATACGCCAATACGCAAATATATAACCACTTTTATCGGGTACAGGCCACACATTAATTTTTGGAACAGCTAACCGTTCAACCCAAACTTGAATAGGTCTACCTTGTGTTAACTTGTTTGGAATAGCGGCGTAGGTACTCACACTAATACGATTTATGGTAAGATCAGCTTGCTTTGTAGTGCTTCCACTATCGGTACGAATTACATGCTCAAGAAGATCTACTGTATCTGCTGGAAGATCATACCGTGAAGTACCCGATACCAGTGTTACTGTACCGCTATCTATAGTCCACATATTGATGCCACGGTTCTGCCATTCAATCGTCATCAAGTTCATAGACCTACGAGCAGTTCTTAGATCATACCCAGAACGCATCTCACGTCCAGCACGTTCCCATGCTTCTTCAGCAATCTCTGTAAAGTCCATATCAAAGGCGGTAGTTCCCGAAGTAGCCATTGTCTATTCCTTAAAAAGTGTACTCATACATACTGGGTCATTTTTCTTTTACTCTCTAGTACTGCGCCACATCCTCTAGCAATATCTTTTTTTCTACGGGCCAAACCACCCCCTGCAAGACGTACTGTAGCAGCTTCAGTATTTTTTACTACAGTTTTCCCTGAACTCTTCTTTTTCCGTGCTGTTGTAGCTCTTTGTGATTTACTTAGGCTGTTAGCTTTACTCCTTGGGAGACATCTATCTGGATTTTTCTTGTTCTTAGAAGTACCACATTTGCCTTTGACCTTACCGTCTGTGCCAATTCTGACCCAATCTTGGTCTACCCATTTTTTTAGGTCGCCCACTATTTTTTCTTCCTAACCATTTTTTTAAGTGTATTAGCCTGCCCTGCATGTAGTTTAGAGGCTTTTTTTAAACCTTTTATAACTTTCTTAACTTTCTTTTTATTACCTTTAGTTAACGTCATTTTTTCTTCCCTTTGCTACCTTTAGCGTAGTTAGGATCTTTACAGTATTTAGATGCTGCCATATTAGCGTATGCACTGGGGTACGTATCAAATGTACGCTTTGCCCAAGACTTACCTTTTGGGCAGATTTTTCCACCAGATTTATAGTATCTACGCATCATCTTCGTCATCCTTATATAGATTGTTAAACACGCGCTCTGTGTCCCATACGTAACCTACATCCTCTTTCGAGTTATAACTGTGTTGATTTGGTTTAAAGTCTGGCGCTCCTTGGCCTGTCTCAAACCACGCAGGGTGTGTAACCCGAACTCTGTTGTTGGGTAATGCAACAATATTCCCTGTATACTCTCCTGCGTCCAATAATTCAAGTACATGACTCTGTTTATGTTGAGCAGGGTCATCTGCTACTTCATTATCTGTATAATCTACGGTGAAATAGTACTTAGCAGGGTAAAACTCCCCATCTACTTTAGCCATCCAGGGAGCTGGAGACGCTCTCTCTAACTTATAGACAGAATGATGGTGTGACATGCAATCCCAAGGTTGTGCCATGTATGGAGGTAGTTCTGTAGCCCACTCCTCTACAGGTACATCAGCAACTAGCGCTGTAATAGGTAACCTAGCCCACATAGCCCCACCATGAACATTTGGATCTTCAGTGTCATCGGACTCACACC